GAAAGATCTTCTTTGCGCCAAAGAACGCTGAGATATCGCGAACTTGCTGTACCGAGGCTCATCTGAACATGTTAGTTCAGAAGTCTTTAGGTACTTTCCTAGAGAGATCGTGTTACGAGTACTTTGGGATTTCCCTAAGCTCACAACCCGATAACAACAGGAGACTCGCTGAAATTGGCTCGATTGATGGTTCCTTAGGAACTATTGATCTTGTTAGCGCCAGCGATAGCATCTCGGTGCGACTTATCACTTCGGCATTAAGGCCTTGCTTTTTTACGGCAATGCTCATGATGTCGAGGAGTGAAACCCTCGTCCTTCCAAACGGGGAATTGGTCGTTCCAAGGATGATTTCTACGATGGGAAATGGTTTTACATTCCCGTTGCAGACGGTCATCTTCGCGTCAGTGGTTCGGTCCGTGTACCAGCTCATGGGTTTCCCATGTGATGACCCCAAGACTCAGTTCGGAGTATTTGGTGATGACATCATTGTTCGCCGCGAGGCTTACAGTTTTGTCGTCAAAATGCTTAATAAACTGGGTTTTGTGGTAAACGACGGCAAGTCGTTTGTTTCGGGTCCGTTCCGCGAGTCCTGTGGCCATGACTTCTTCTCTGGTGTAAACATCAGAGGTGTGTTCATTACGTCACTTGAGACTCCTCAGCATGTATATTCGGCCATAAATCGGTTAAATCGTTGGGCCGCACGTCACGATATATGTCTAACGGCAACAATTCGGACTCTCATGTCATGGATTCGCGATTTGCGAGTCCCTCCGACTGAGTCCGACGATGCCGGTATCCATGTTCCGTTTAGTGCGACCAGACCTTCCGTGACCAATAGTTACTGGTTTAAATACCGATGCTATGTACGTCACGTTAAAAAGGTTGATTTTTCCGAAATTGAACTTAATCCTGAGACCATAAATCAATTTGGTTTTGGGGTTGGGTTCTTAAGTGGCCATATACGGCGACGTGATATCTCGATTACTTCAACCATATCCCACTTCGCTCCGACCTTGAATGGTCAGTGCTCCAATATTTGGCAGCATGAGTGGAGTGCGTCTCTCTCCATAAGAGAGAGGCGTGGTGCGAGATCACGGTACAAAATCGTCAGTAAATCTCTCCCGTTTTGGGATCTTCATACTGATTCTAAGATGTATGATGATTCCGGACGAGAGTACTGGCGTCCAGCCCTAACGGGCCGGAGCCGTGAGCGCTGGGAAGCGCTCACGGTGGCCGGCTTAAAGTCTCTTTAAG